TACTACACCAAAAGCTAATCTACCTATTGAAACACTTATTAAAGTGTGGAAAGAAGGAGAAGGCAAAGGTGCTAAACAAAGTGAAAATTTAGAAACTGTTAAAAAGACAAAATCAATTCCTAAGCCAGCTGGTGTACTTCAAGGTGGAGAACAACCTCAACCTTCTGAAGATGAACAAGTATGGAATAGAATTATGGGAGCCAATAAGAGAAGTAGAATAGCTAAATAACTAACTAAGAGGTAAATAAAATGGCTTTTAATCAAGGACAATTAAAGTCTTCCCAAATTACCGCAGTAGCAAAAGATGCTGGTATAGGACAAAGACCCGACGTTAGACGTTTATATGATTTCTCTGATAGAGTTGCAGAACTCATGCCAGAGGAGTCACCTTTTTTCGTCTATCTAAGTCAAGTTGCTAAGCAAGCTACAGACGATTCTGTATTCAGATATTTAGAAAACAGAACTGTGACTAACTATACAGCTCGTAATTTTAATTTAGCAGCTGCAGTTGGTTCTGTCTCACAGGGACAATTAAAGGACTTTACTGTTGATGACGGCAGTGGTGGAGCTATTGGATTCCTAACAAAAGGAATGGTAATAGCAATCGCTTCTGTTGATTCAACAGCTGGTTATGCACAAGTATTAGTTAGAGTTGAGTCTGCACCAAACGTACAGGCATCAAACACTACCTTCTCAGGTAGAATTATTGATGTATCAGAATCAAGTGTATCAGGACATAACACACTGTCAGACAATGACGCGTGTCAAATCGTTGGTACATCATTTGAAGAAGGAACAGGTTCACCTGATACTTTCTCAGATACAATTGAAGACGACTTTGGTTATACTCAAATCTTTAAAACAGCTTGTGAATTAACCAACACAGCAATAGCTACAAGATATCGTGGCTATGAGAATGAATTCGATAGAATTTGGGCTCAAAAATTACGTGAACACAAAGTAGACATCGAAAGAGCTATGCTCTTTGGACAGAAAGCTCGTGTAAACGGGGTACAATATACTGAAGGTCTAGTTGGACACATTGTAAAAAATGTTGCTCCAGTTACAGATAACTCAGCATTTTCATATGATTCAGGTAAAGCTTACTACAGAAGTGTAGCTCAGAATGAACTTACATATGATAGACTGTTATCTGACTTAGAGGTTATATTTGACCCAGCAAGAGGCGGAGCAAGTGAAAAACTTGTTATGGCTTCTTTGCCAGTAATATCATTCTTTAACAAACTAGGTGGAGATGCATTCTTGTCACAATCACTTGCACATAATAACAATGCTGCATTAAGTGGCGGTGCTACAACAGTTAATCAATCACCATATAGAATGAACTTAAACCAAGTATCAGGACAGTTTGGTCACTCCTTAATGGAAATCAACACTATACATGGTTCTATGTTCTTAGTGAAAGAACCTCTATTTAGAGGTATCGCTAGTGGATTCATGCTTATGGCTGACATGTCTAAATTGGCATACAGACCATTAGTAGGTAACGGTCTAAATCGTGACACTCAAATCATGACAAACGTACAAGGTGCGGATGAAGATTTAAGAAAAGACATGATTATGACTGAAGCTGGTCTTGAAATCACACTACCTGAATGTCACGCTCTATACAACGTGGAGGGATTATAAAATGGCTAAAGGTGCATTACTAGAAAAAAATAGTGGTGTTGGTGGTTTACTATCAAACGTAGAACACATTACTGCTGCTAAAACAATAGTTGAAGCAGACTCTGGTAAAGTATTTATGCTTTCATCAGCAGATGGAGCATATGATATTACTTTACCTACAGCTGCTACAGGTCAGAACGGTGCAAAGTACAGATTTGTTGTACATGAAGAAACACCTTCAAATGACATTACTATTAAAGCAGGAAGTGCAATCATTTCATTAGTAATGAAGGACGCAGGCGGAGACGCTGCTAATTCAACTGCTGGAACTCAAGTTTCTAACGTAATCGTAGAAGCTGCTTCACAAAGAGGCGACTTTGTCGAACTTATGTTTTGGAACGGAGAGTACTATGCACATGCAATGAGTGCTATCAATGATGGTATAACAACATCATAATATAGTTATTAGGTACTATGGAGTGGGTTAGTCCCACTCCGAAACCTATAAAGAATTTTAAATAATAGGAGAAAAAATGGCTAATTTTAGTACAACTACAAAAGTTATTATTAACGACATTACTGCAGATGCTGATTCAGTAGCTGATTCTTTAGCAAAAGAAATCAATGATTACATTGAAACTATAGATGATGCAAAGTTAGTAGATATTAAAGCAGTAAAGTTTGATAGAAGTAGAATTGCATATATTATAATTACTAAGAACTAATGGCTAATTGTCAACATTGTAGCGAGCCAAATCCTGAGGGTATGTTCAACTGTCCTTCTTGCGGACTAAGAGCAGCTCCCAATAGATGGAATACTAATTTTGTTATAAGAGAAAATAATTCTTGGGCTTCAGCGATTAGAAAAGACCAAATAGACTTTAATCACATGTCTATGGAAGACGGTGTTAAAAAGATGCAAGAAAGTAAGAAAAACGCAAAACCCGCTCCACGCGGGAAAGGAATAAGGGTGATGTAATGCCAAGAGGTGTAGGTTATGGTAAAGGTACTCCAAAGAAAAAAATGAAAAAAAAGAAAAAGAGTACAATGAAGAAGAAGAAAAAGACAATGAAAAAAAGTAGCTATGGCTATTAAAAAAAAGAAAGTAACAGTAAAAGGTGTAGATATATCTGGTCTTACAAAAAGACAGCAATCTACAATGAAAAAACATGCTAAACATCATACAGGAAAACATATGAAAACTATGACCAACATGATGAAAAGAGGTAAAACTTTTACACAAGCTCATAAAGCAGCACAAAAAAAGGTGGGTAGATAATGGCTAAGAATATACCAACAAATAAAGCTCTTTATTCTAGAGTAAAGGCAGCAGCAAAACGTAAGTTTGATGTATATCCTTCTGCGTATGCTAATGCTTGGTTAGTACGTGAATACAAAAAACGTGGCGGTGGATACAGAAAAGGTAAGTAATGGCTGAAGGCGGTTTAAAAAAATGGTTCAAAGAAGATTGGGTAGACATAGGTGCTCCTAAAAAAGGTGGAGGCTTCAAAAAGTGTGGACGTAAATCTGCAAAAGGTAGTAAAAGAAAATACCCTAAATGTGTTCCTGCAGCTAAAGCAGCAAGAATGACCGCCTCACAAAGAAGAAGTGCAGTAAAAAGAAAAAGAGCAAAAGCACAAGGAGTTGGTGGTAAACCAACCAATGTTTCAACTTTTGCTAAAAGAGATGGAAAGAAAGCTAGAAGAGGATAATGAGAAGAGTTATCTTTGGAAATCAGGTTAGACATACTAACGGAAAAAAGAAAACAAGACAGGGCAATAGTGTAAATACTAAGTATGGAACTAAAGCTAGTAAAAAGTATTATGTTAAAAAGTATAGAGGACAAGGTAAATAATGGCAACATTTAAAGCACAAGTAGAAGACTATGTAGCAGGTATAGGTGATGACGATGCACTTTCTCAGTGGTTGACTGATGGTGCTAGATTGGTTTTAGAAGCATTACCTTCTGATAAATTAGAAAGAATAACAGAAGAATTAGATTTTACTAATTCTACTAGTAGTAAAGGTAAACGTATACATCAAGTATTAAGAAAAGATGCTGCTAACAGTAGTAGATTTATGCCTTGTAGAGAATTAAGTTCTGCATTTTTAGGTAAAGTACTTGATGAAGATTATATGGAAGCAGCAACTACAAGTGACCCTGCATACATATTGCACGATAATCTTATAGAGACTTTTCCTGCTAGTGCTGCAAGTTTAGATAGTAGAGTTATATATGTAGACAGTAGTATCACTGTAGCACATAGTGCAAACTCTATACCTGATATTCCAGATGAAGCTGAGTGTGTTGTTGTTTTATACGCAGCAAGAAGTGCCCAGGCATATAAAATTAAAGATGCAAATATAGATGAAGACCCAGAATTAGTAGCTTCTCTGATTGCACAATACAATGTTATTGATGCACAATACAAAGAAAAGATACAGTTACTAGGGTTAGATAAACTATATGTAGAGAAGGAGCTACCAGATAGACGATGAGTGTAAAAACAAACTGGACAAAAGTAACATCTCAAAACTTCTTAAGTACAACCTTAAGAAAACTTACAATACCTGTAAGTACAATATATAGAGAAGTAATAGAACAATTTAGTTTATGGAACGACGGTAATGTTTTGTGGCAAGATGTAAATAGCAACTGGGAGGACCTATAATGGCAGCAATAGAATTTAATGGTAAAAAGATATATTCCAGAGTACTGCAAGCAGTACCTGATGTATCTGAAAACTATATAAAGAATTTAATAAATGAAGCTTTGATAGATTTAGGACAATATAATTTAAAGACTGAATATGCAAAAGCTGACTTAGCTCACAATCAATTGTGGTATGGGTTAGCAGATGATAGAGCAGTTACAATAAACAAGGTATTCAGATGTAGCGTTTTGAATGATTCTGGTGAGTATATTAGAATACCTAGACTGTCAACTCAAGACATAAAAATAACACATACGGAGTAATTATGGCAGCAATAAGTAGTACATATAAAGACCCTTCTGACACCTTTGTTTGGTGGATAGAGGGAGATAAAATAGCTATCGCTACTATCGCAGGAGATGGTGGCACAACTGAGACAGGTAAAGGTAACTTAAAAGCAGTTCAATTAGGAATTGACAATACTATTTCAAATGGTTTTTTAATATCTTACTATGCAGAACCAGATGAATATACTGATATGACTCAAGAGATAGAGATAGATAATGCACTACACCCTGCTATAATAGCTTTTGTGAAAGGAAAAGCATTGATGGATAAAGCTGCTTCAACTAACAATCCACAGCTGGCACAGATAAAATCAGCAGCTGCTCAAGCTTGTATGAGAGATTATGATAGATTAGTAAGAAGATTTGGAGCAAAGAGAAGAGATAAAACAGGTGGAACAAGAGCAGTTGTTCCAG